GCTCAACGTAAATCGTCCCCAACGCCTGCCCCCGTCGGTACTCCGCCTGAACAGCAGCAGCAAAAGCGCCCGCCTCCAGCGCCTTATCGCGAATTAGCTGCAAATCTTTCATATGCCGCTCATACGACGTGTTGTACTTCGAAGCCAGTTCTGCCCGGTATTGCTGAATAGCCGCCACCACGTGCGGATTAATGTCCGGGTTAGTCAACTGCCAAGCGATAACAGAAGCGCTCTTTTCGTTGTAACCCGCCCGAATAGCCGCTTCCTTCATCGTCACCCGGCCGTCGCCTGATACATACTCGGTAATGAACTTCCAATGCTTAGGGGTGACCATTCGCTTACGGCCCGTCATTGTCTTCAACGAGGACAGCGACGGCACCTTTTCAGACATCCGCTGCGCTGCCTTCTTCGGCACCACAGGCGGGACGTTCCAAACATCCTTCTTTGGCATTACGAAAGCCTCCACAAGCGCCAACCGTCTTCAATCCTACGCAGGGTGAACTTCCAGTCCGCCTTGTACTTGGCAGCGTATCTGACGGCCGCTACACGCGCCGAAATAGCCTGCCGCTCCGTTGAAAAGAAAATGCTATCGCCGGGCTCCATGTCAGGAAACGGATACCGCGTCCGGCTTGCTGGAATCTCTACATTCTGATCAATCTCATACATCGTATAACCTCCTAAACCAACTGCCTAGATATTACGCAGCGAAACTCCTATAGTCAAGGAAACTTCCGAACACCAACCCCCAAACCAATCCAAGGGTTCCTATAGACTTTTTTTGACTAAGAAAAAAAAATGAAACAAAAAAAGCAGTCTCACGGGTCCCCCCTGAATATTTGTATTTCTTACGTTTCCTAAATATAAACGTGATGCTAACGTAAGTCTGAAAACCCGCACCAGTACTAGCTTATTACGGCATTACGTCTATTACGCCTAATTTCACAAAAATGAATCGAAAAAAAAAATCGAGTGAAAAAAGTTCTATAGGGAACCCTTCAAACATATAAAAAACCGCGTTTCTATAACTTTTCGATCTAATCCCCACAAAGATTTTCCTTGCATCAATACCATTCATGCCTTACCATAACTTCGGTAAATCGTGAAACCTATGTAATTACTCCCCGGTCCACGGTCCGCGTTCCGTAACTAATCAACCAACTACCAACACAGAAAGGATAGCACAGCATGGACCCTGATGAAATCGTCACCTTAATTGCAGGCATTCTTGGTGCAATCATTGGCTGCGCAATTGCAGTAATTGTCATATCGCTTTTCTTACACGGAGTATGACATGAGAGCAGCCATTCGCTATAAGTATCTAATCGAATCGGAGTACAACGACATGCCCTGTTTGTTGGGTGTGATCCATTTCACGGTATTGCCCGGGGGCCGCGATCCGTGGTCCTCGGACAGTGACATTGACTGCTATGGTTACCGTGAGATCACCTTTGATATCTTGCGTCCTAGCAAGGTGCTTTGGAAGGATGCGGACGAGGCGGTACATAGGAATCCTCGGTTGTTGGGGTATTACGAGGACTTGATTGAGACGGAATTGGGGGAATTGTTATGAGTGAGCACAATGGTTCGCGTGGCGTGAATCCTGCGGAGATAGAGAATCTGGACGAGTGGGAATTAGCGATTTGCTACAAGTGTGGCTTTATTGATGATTGGTCGGAGATTCCGGGTGGTCAGTGTGCTTTTAGTGGTGAGGGGTTGAATTGGTGTCCTGAGTGTGGGGACATAGAGAGCTTGGTGGATTACACGCCGGAGAGGGCGTTAATTATTGCTGAGCAGGTGGCGTTTAAGAAGGGAGAGAGGAAATTGTCATGAAGAAGCTGATTGTGGGGATGGCGTTGCTGTTGCCGTTAATAGCGGGGGCGGCGGCCGAAGAGTGGATGGAGTTGAAGAATCAGGCGGGCGGGAAGATTTTGCTGCTGGCGCACAAGTGCTCATTAAAGGGTGCGGAGCATGGTCGGATGGTAATTGCGACGAGTCCTTCGGGGCCGAACACCAATGGGTGTTGGTACGTGTTGGCGGACATGATTCACATTGTCTGGGAGGGCGGCAGTACGTCGTCCTTTGATCCGAAGGATTTTGAGTACAGGAAGCGGTGATGAAAAAGAGGCCAAAAGAGGAGAGCAACTTCGCAGAGATAGAAGGGATACCGGGGTTTTTCTTGATTACAGGGGAAGACATGGGCGGCATGACGTTGGTATCTCGGTGGGTAAGGACCGATAGGATCAAACGAATAACTTTATCGGAGTGGAAGGAGAAGCATCTGCCGAACGGAAAAGAGGCCGAAGAATAATGGAAGAGCGGGTGAAGAAACGGTTCTGCACGACGTGTCAGTTTGATCGTGTGGAGGAGGGTGGCGAGTTCCGTTATTTTGGAAAGGCCAAGCGTTGGATATGCCGCAGTTGCGTGGCGAAGACGGCCGAGAGGCTGGCGCAGAGAAAGGAGCAAGGACATGACAGAAGCGCGTGAGATACGGCACAGCTATGGCTGTGTGAAGGAAACGGACATGGTGTTATTGAAGCGGGCCCCGAAGGTGAAGATGAAGATTGAAAGCATCTTGGGCCGTGAGACGCGTAAATTTTGCATTGCTGAGGTGAAGATATGGTCACGAGACGAGGAGGATGAGGACAAGGAAAAGGATCGTAGTCCGTTTGATTGGATGAAGGCAAAGAGTCCGAAGAAGCAGGAGTGGACGCGGAAGGTGTACATCGATGTCGTGACAGGGACGATGTATGACTTTCATACGAGGGTGTGTTTGAGTTCGTCAAATATTAGGATGATTGATTGATATGGGAGACAAGATGATGCCGTTTGATACTTCGTATGTTAAGACTGCGTGGGCGTGGGTAAATGCTTTGTGGGCCAAGTCCCTTGCTGCGATTGTGTTGTTCTACATCGGGTTGTGGATTGGTGGGGTGATGGCGGAGGCGCGGATTGTGAGTGATTGCAAGTTCGCTGGAAGCTTCCGCGCTGACATACAAGCGTTTAATTGCCAGCGGAGGATTTGATGAATGGGATACCTGACATGCCGATAAAAATACAAGACGATAGCGAATCCCCGCCAGAAAGTTGGGCGCAGTCCGCGCAAGTAAATGGAATGGATAGATGGATAAAAGCATTTCCAACAGCAACGGATAACGGGCATATCACAAATCAAGACGGCATGGATTTGCGTGATTACTTTGCGGCGAAGGTGATACAGGCTTTTCTTACCCATGATCCAATAATGTTGGAACTACGCAAGGCTGAAGTTGTAAAAGACCTTGCGAAGGGCGCGTATCAAATGGCCGACGCAATGATGAAAGCGAGGGAGGAAAAGACATGAGACGCAGCGAGATCGTTCGCATGGCCCGTGAGGCGGGATGCCCGGACATCATTATCCCGAGAGAATGGTTTCGCTTCGCCAAGCTAGTTGAAGCGAAAGAACGCGAGGCGTGTGCCGTGGTCGTTGAGCAGGCGGGCATGGATGGGTATGGGACCTTAGCGGCCGCGTTGTTGGTGAGAGAGAGGGGTGCGCCGTGACTAGTGATGTTGGAGATCGGTTCGCGCACCGGTTAGCCGTGATGCTGGAATGCGCGTTGTTGAGACCAGAGAGATCGTGGGACGCGGCCCATGAGTTGTTAGACGAGTACCGCCAAGCGCTTCATGGCCGTGAAGGGGCCACGGGGCTATCACATGTGGAAGACTAGGGAGAACAGCAATGGGTGAACAAGAACGATGGGCAGAGCAGCAGCATATTGCGAATGAGGCTGCGGATGTCTTGGATAAGCTGATTGAGGGTTTAGGGCAGATTGAGCAGATTGGGCTACATGCATTTGTAGCAACTCATGCGAACATCGTGGAAGCTTCGTTGACCATGATGCGTGAGGTAGTCTTACAAGAGTATGGGCTGAGCAAGGAGCCTATTGTGCGAACGGACATGGATGACTTTGTGGAGTTCGTGGTCCATGAAGGTAATAAATAAGGAGGCGGGTCATGAAATTCAAAGTCGTTACGGAAGATTATATGGTGGTGCCGGATGTCAATCTGTACGGTACCTCGGCTAAACACGCTCGGTTGCTGGATGACTTCAAATGGCGGCCGGGGGCAAATGTACAGGCGATTTGGCGCAAATATGGGTGGATGCCACCAACAGAGTATCGCGAAGATTATCTTTTCAAGCATAACCGTGAGGAAACATAAGATGGGAAGGCCAAAGGGTTCGAGTAACTGTACACCACTACCTGCACACCCCCTGATAGACCAATTGAAGTGGGAGTTTGCGTTGTCCTCGGATGGTCAGTTGTGTGACTTCTTGAAGGTATCGCGCAGCACGATGTCTAAGATTCGGCACGGGACGAATGCGGTGAGTTCGGATTTCATCTTGCGTGTTCACAAGACAACGGGATGGCCGGTGGAGCGGATTGAGGGGTTCCTGTGAAAGGGGGGAAGATGGTGAGCGGGAACGAGATTGAGCGCGTTGCCAGTAACTTGGAGGATCGTGCGCGGGATGAGGACGATCTGTCAGCGGCCAAATGGCTGCGGGAGCTTCACCACATCATGGATGCCGCGAGAGACGTGGTAATCGCTAACAGCTACGAGCAGAGTAAGGCGGCGTACGAGGAGCTTTATTACATCTTTCGTGGCAAGAAGGAAGACTGATGGCAAAGAAAAAGCCCCGGTGGGCGGAACTTGGTAATGGCAACATTGCCTACGTAGATAGTGACGGGATGATCATGGCCCGCGTTACGTACAACGTGTTGGACGGGACATTTCGCTATCAGGATAAGGACTTTATCGACGCGTCCGCAGTGATGCGGCACGTCGAGAAGGAAAAGTTTTGGAACGAAGATGGTTAACGTAAATCACATGAGGAGGAAGTATGGTGAAGCGATTAGGAATGACCCACGAAGAGCATGTTGAACTCGGTAAAACAATTGCAAACGTAAAAGCCTCGCTGGAGTTTGCAGTCCATACTATAGGCAATAAGTTAGGCGTGACTAATAAAGCATACAAAACCCTTTACTCCACGCTTAATAAGTTTGATGCGGCTCGGTCTGCATTGGACACCGAGTACCACAAGGTCACGTCAAACGATCAATTCGCTGAAAAGGGGCACGTTTACTATACGTGGACAGATCGTACACAGTGAATATTTCTGACCACCGTTATTTCGCCTCTCCCCAGTTCGGGCCGACTTCTACGTCTACCCGGCTGGGGATTTCCATTTTGACACAGCTCGCCATAATCTCCGCAGCGCGTTCAGCCTGAGCGCGATCCTTTACTGACAACACCAGTTCATCGTGCACTTGGAGCAGGAGGTTTTCTCCGGCCTCGTGCAAAGCCACCATGGCCATCTTGGTCTGGTCCGCTGCTGAGCCTTGAATCAGGCGGTTCAATCCTTTGTAGGTTCCCGCCCGCTTGATCCTCGGTCCGTATTCCACGACAGCCTGTTCGTACGGCAGCGCCTTGTTCACGCCCCACTGCATTGGCTCCCAGAGCGGGAAGCGGCACTTGCGGCCCAAGAGGGTACGGATAGCGCCACCGGCAGCCGGATGGTCGATACGGCGCATGACCGAGTTCACCGTGCCTTTTAGGAATGGCACCTTCTTGTGAAAGGTGTCGATCAACTCCTTGGCTTCTTCGTGCGATAGGTCGAGCTGTGTGGCGAGTTTCGCCACACCCATGCCGTACATTAGTCCTAAGCCGATGGTCTTGGCGGCCTTGCGTTTAATGCCTGCCATGTCTGCCACCATTTGGTGGAAGTCGGTATCGGGGTTGTTTCGGTACGCTTCCACCATGGTTTCAGACCCGGGTAAGTCCAGCAGCGAGGCGTAGTGCACCAGCAGGCGCGGCTCTTGGGAAGAGAAGTCATTGGAGGCCCATAGTTCGCCTTCTTCTGGCAGGAATAGGGAGCGCACTAGCGGGCCAATCACCTCGTGTCGGGCAGGTACCTGCTGGAGGTTCGGGTTGGCCATCGATAGCCGTCCTGAGACCGTTCCGCCGTCGTCTGAGCGCAGTTGGTTGATGTGGGGGTGGATACGCCCACTCTTGGCCGAGAACTCAAGATAAGGCCGCAGGAACGTGCTGTGCGTCTTATTTGTCTCGCGGGCCTCGACAATCAGTTTGCCGATCTCGTGCGGGCATTCATCCAAGAAAGATTTGGTGAAACTTGGCAGGCCGGTATCGGTCTTCGGGTAGGGGACGCTTAGCTTGTCGAAGGCTTTGGCAATCGAGGCGGCAGCCCAAATGTCCACGCCAACCCCGGACAGGCTCTTTATTTGAGCCACCAAACCACGCTCCCGGAGGACCAGTTCCGCGATAGTCTGCTCACATCGATTACGGTCAAAGCGAACACCCTTGGCCGTTATCGATAAAAGCACAGGGAATAGGCGCGTCTCCAGATCGAAGATGGATTCAACGTCCTCCTGTTTGAGCTTGATTTTGAAGGCTTGCCAGAGCTTTAAGGTGAGGGCCGCATCTTGCTCGGCGTACTCACCCACGTACATGGCCGGGAGCTTCCACAGCTCCTTCTTGGGGTGTACACCGAAGTCCCCGGCCGCTTCTTTCAGCCCTGCCTCGCTCTTTACCTCTTTTAAATAGTCGAAGCCTAGCGCGTTAAGAGAGAAAGAGAAGCGGTTTTCGTCCAGCAGCGGGGCCGCGATCATCGTATCTAGAATGCGGCCATTTATCTTATAGCCTGACGATAGTAGCCACCCCATATCATAGGCAGCGTTGTGCATGATCTTGTCGGCAGGCGTGGCCAATACATCGGCCATCCATTTTTCAACGCGCTTTTTATCGAGATTTCCGCCTCCGGCATGGGCAACAGGGTAATACCCGGACCAGCCGTCCACGGCCACCGCGTAGCCAACGATGAAGCCGTCGTTCCTTGGCCAGCCGGGGCCCATGGATTCCATATGCGGATCACAGGTCTCTAAGTCGATGGCGATTTCTTTGGCGGTAGAGAGGTTCGGGAACGTCTCCGGGGCAACCCAATCCGACTTCATTGGGAAGAGTGGTAGTGTCTTCAAAGTCTGAATCCTCTGTCGTAGTTCTTTGGCATAACGAGATGTAGCGTTTTCTTGGCTCTTGTAACGCCGACGTAGAGCAGGCGATTAACGCTGTCTGAATCGACGGAATACTGCTTAGCGAACTTGGGGGACAAGTCCAACAACATCACGACATTGTCGGCCTCACCGCCCTTGGCTCCGTGAATCGTGGAGAGTTTGATGCGGTTCGCCGTAGATACTTTGTAGCCACGACGCAGGACGGCACGGAGGTATTCCCGCTTGTCCTCGCTGACCTTGGTCAGCGCTTCGTGCCACACGGCATCGGTCAAAAGACCGAAGTGCTCACGCAGGGTGGATAAATCATACTCAATGATGTCTACCTGCCCTTTGAAGTTCCGGTGTCCTCGGGCCACGTCATTTGTGCCGAGGTATTTGTAGATGTTCTGCGCGTCCGTGATGCTGATGGACAAGCCTTTGCGCAGCCGCTCCCAATCGATCACGGCCTTTAAGATGTTGGGCGAGACGCTAGGGACGTGGTTACGCTCGAACAATACGCCATTGCTCTTCAACCATTCATGGACGGGGTTGAGCAGGTAGTTGGTGCTTGCAAGGATCAGCCATTCGCCGTCGTCCACCTGTACGTCTTCGAAGCGGTAATACTGCTTGATTGCGCCAATGTAGTCACGTGGATACCACGTCTTTTCCTGCCGCTTGCGGATGCGCTTGACGATCCCATTGGCAAGACTGTGCACGGTGGCAGGGATGCGATAGGACTGCTGCAGCACGTGGACATCGCCCTCGAAGTCGAGGAAGGCTTTGACATCTGCACCTGCCCATGTGAACACGGCTTGGTCATCGTCCCCTGCGACGAATACGCGGTTAGCCTTTGCGACGAGTTCGAAGACGAGGTTCCACTGCAGTCGGGACAAGTCCTGTGCTTCGTCGATGATGAGTACTTCGAGGCGCGGGAGCCGCGATGGGTCAAGACAGGCTAGTTCTAAAAGGTCTGTGAAGTCGAGCAGATTGCGTGAGGCCTTGTAGTGCCGGTACGAGCGTTCGACAAACTCGAAGTGGTGCCATTCGATGTTGATATCCGAAGCGTTGTAGTGGGTGCGCAAGTCAACGCCTCGGATACGAGCGAGGTTGATCTCATTCAGAATAGGGTTATCGGCTTTGGCAAAGCCTTCTTCCTCATCCTTTGATATCTCGAGTGCAATCCCTGTCTGCGCAGCGAACTCGGTGTAATGCTCCGGCTGCATGATGTCATCAGCTTTGGTGCCGAGGCAATGGAAGGCGAGACTATGCAGTGTACGGAAGTAGGGGAAGTCGGTCTTTGCATTGAGGTCAGGGAACTTCGCAATCGCTCTGTCCCGCGCTTCGTTAGCCGCCTTTCTAGTGAAAGAAAAGTAACCGATCCTTCCCGGAAAAACACCGTCCGATAGCTCCTGCTCCACTTGGTTCAACAAGTAAGTGGTCTTGCCGCTGCCCGGTGGGCCGAAGACTTTTCGGACGGCGGCCATTAGAACGGACTTCCCTGCTGTCGTACAGTCTCAGTGACGAAAGGTGCATCTTGGCCAGCAAAACGTGGGATACGCCAGCAGCGCACGGTTCTGCCTTTTAAGAACATACTCATTGGCTCACCGCCAAGATCACGTAGTCGCTGCGCCATCTTAGGTGCGGTCATACCTTTGAAGTTGTTACGCATCAGATGCGCTTCGAGGTCCTTCATCCTGAAGTAGCACTTACCATCATCGGGTTCTATCCATGGCCGCCCCATGAGGATTTCATCACGATCCATGGCTTGTTGGAGATGGGTGGTAAATTCTTCAAGTAGGTCCATGAACCGCCCTGTAACCGAGGTGTCCTCACTGGCCTCTGATATCTGCTCTGTCTCAACCATCTCCTTGAGAAGCCCATTGAGCATGTTCTCCCAATCAGTTTTCTTGAGCGTTGGCGGGAGAGTATTGAGTTTCTCCAAGCAAGCCTTTTGGAACGCAGTCTGGTTAAAGAGACTGTCTGTTTCCAATTCGATTCGCCGACCATTGATGTCCAAGAACCAAAGAGGCGGCTCAGACGCATACTTTGATAGCGAGGAAAGTGTGGGCGAGTCGGGGCCATGGCCGCCAATGCCGAAGCGACGAGTACGGCAAAGCCCGCTGTTGCAAAAACTATTGAGCGGCGCGTCCTTGCACTTGTATCGATACTCTTTCTTCTGGAGTTGTTTGATGACAAGCTGCACCTCGTTGTTTGGTAGCGGTGGCCCGAAGTACTTCAGATTGTGTTCGACGACTTTGTCTTCCCAACTCGCAGGCGCAAGTTTTTTAAGGTAAATACCGATATTAAAGAGCCCGTTGTTGCGCGTTCCTTCAGGGAAGCCCTGACTACAGAGGGCTTGAAGGCACGGCGGACCATCTTTGATCGGAGCCTCTGCCATTTTTGGCGGCTCTGGTACGACAAGCGGACCGCTCTGGACGGACGCTTCGTAAAGAGTAAAAAACTCTTCAAGCGTAGCTGCCGAGCCGTCAAGGTTAAATGCATATCGTGTGCCATTATCGCCACCGAAATACGGAAGATTTAAGAAGTTGCCCGTGTCCCCTCGGTCCACGAGGATTTCTGCTTGCTTGGGGAATATCTCGCGCCCAGCCTCACCCAACAGCGCAGCACACGCTTTGAGATAGTCCTGCATATCACGCGCAGGAATAGGCTCACGCACAAACAGAAAGCAGTGTGCGCCACCGGACTTACTGCGGCAGACGATTAACGGGAGCTTGAGCGATTGAATCTTCTCAACCAAACCCTTGTGATCAATCGGATACTGATCAATGTCAATGCAGCCCCATATGCAACTATTGTCAGCACGAATAGGAATGATGCCAAGAGAAGGGTCAACACCTTCGAGATGACGTTCCCAAAGATCGTCTGTGGGTGGTTTACGTACCACCGTAGCCTGCCCAGCCTGCTTCCCATCTCCGCGCTCTCCCTTGATTACGTATGTGCCGTAAGCGATATCCAGTCCACTGAATATCGCCTTAAATTTTGTTATGTCGGTCATTCGTGGTTCTCAGAAAGGGTGGGGTACTCGCTGCGTCTGGCTCTATCCTTGACGATGTTAATCATCAAACCAGCATCCGCTTTCCCCCGTAAAACTTAGAATGGGGCTGCGTCTCCTGTGCCGATGTCTTCGTGTTGGTGCTTGACCTTCACGTCACCGGCATTGATGCTTGAGGCGAATGTTTTTGCTGACAGATACACGTCAGCGTCTTCAATCGGCCCAATGCGTTCGATTTCCCATCCAAACCACTTGCCCTTGTCATTCGACTCGGCTTGCGTAGAGAGGCGATACAGTTGCGAGAACATCGGTGGCGTATACATACCTGCTGCGCCCATCATCTTGACGGACATCATCATGCTGTTCCACTTGCGTGACTTCTTCAACTGCGTTGACTTCATCGTGATGAGTGCAGGCTCAGGCACGTTGTCGTCGTTCACAATCATGACGTAGTGGTTAGCTGTGTTTTCAACATAGTTACCGTTGTCGAGATAATCTTTATTATCGCCGGGCTCTTTGTGCGTTCGGCTAAGGATATCGCTCGTTGCGGGATGGATAGAGATGGGAGCGCCCGAACCCGAGCCGCGCGGTGCCCATTCGATGTACTGTCGAACATATGCACACGGGATAACGGTAATGCCTTTCTTTCCATCGTAAAGCTGTCCAGTAACTGTGTTGTAAATCATGCCGGGCATTGCGCCCTCTACTTCACCCACTTCAGGGCTTGTGTTGGTCAAGAGTCGTAGGAAGGGTAGTGCAAAATCTTCCTGACCCATGTTTTCAAAACCACCTGCGACTGCGTCCTGTTCAAACGACATTGCGACGGCAACGGCGGTGCTCTTTTTTGCTGCGACTTCGTTCTTGCTCATGGTCATTCTCCTTGGTTCGTTATGCAGATTTGATTGTTGCTTTGTGCCCAACGTACAGGCTAAAGGTTTCTGTCGGGATTTCTTGCCCGCGTTCCACCATTTCACGCGCCCACGCCTTCAGCGTTTGCGGTTCAATCTTCTCCGTCTGCTCCACTGGATAGTTTTGCTGACGTAGAGAATTGATCAGCGTCTCGCACAGCTTGTCCTCATTGCGACCAAACCGTACAGAGACAGTGTTCTTGATGATGTCGTCATAGCCGTTATCGCGCAGCCACTGGTAGGCAACGGCACGATTTTCTTCCTTGATACTTGCGGAATAGAATGGCTTGACCTCGATGGTGCTGCCATCGGCCATGACAAACTTCTTCATGCCTAGCTCTTGCAGCATCGCTGGTATGGATTCCTCGAGCAGTTTGCGCTGTTGTTCCTTGCGCTCTTTCAAGACGGTATCTAACTCGTCGATTTCTTTCTCAAGCAGCTTGGCACGTCTAGCCAGTGCGCCAACAGAGTCAAGGTCTTCGTTCTTGACTTGCAGTGCGCCAGCGTCCTGCTCAAACAGAGCATTGATATCACTCATCACTTTCTCCTCTCTCAGTTACATCGATCACGACCGGGATGTATAGCATCTCCCGGCGGTCCCATTTTAGCGCCGTATACCGGCCGCCATTATTGAATGAAGCAATCGCACAGGCAAGCCCGATAGCCACTGGATCACCCGTCAACAAAATAAAATCGCCATCCTTATAGTCCATAAGCTTGCGTCGTAGCTTTCTGACAACAGGCACGGTGGAAAAGGCGATCTGTGTATTAGATGGCAACAAAACCTCGATCTTCCCGAACTTCATCGCTGGGGAAATGTCGTGGTTTGGCATCTCTTGGACGACAAACACTCTATTCACGTTTCTTTCTCCTTTCTTAAAACGTACGGAGAGTGTACAATAAAAATTCAGGTTGTCAAGCACCTGCCACAGAAAGGAAGAAAGATGAACTATTTCGTTGAGAAGTACCCGTTTAAAAACAAGCCCTTCTTACATCAAGCGGCTTATTTAGAACGCTTCTGGGAAGCCCCTGAAGCGGCGCTTTTTGCCGAGATGGGTACCGGTAAAAGCTTCATGCTGATCAACAACAGCGCGATGCTTTACGACAAAGGGGCGATTGATGCTCTGCTGATCGTTGCCCCCAAGGGCGTGTACAGGAACTGGTACAAGTCCGAGCTACCCAAGCATATGCCCGCCCACATCTCCTACAAGATGGCGTGCTGGAGTCCCAATCCGCGCAAAGCGGAGAAGGAAGAGATGGATGTGATGATGAATGCGACGGACGATCTGCGCATTCTGATCATGAACATCGAAGCCTTTAGCACCGAAAAGGGCCAAGCCTTTGCCAAGCTGTTCCTGCGGATTACCAAAGCCTTCATGGCTGTGGATGAGTCCACCACCATCAAGACGCACACGGCCAAGCGCACCAAAGCCATCGTGAAGATTGGCAAGGAAGCCAAGTACCGACGCATCGCAACAGGCTCCCCAGTGACCAAAAGCCCGCTGGATTTGTACTCCCAGTGCGAGTTTTTGGGTGAAAACTGCCTGAATTACAGCAGTTATTTCGCCTTTCAAGCACGGTACGCGGTCCTTGTTGAACGCAAGATGCCTACCCACACCTTCAAGCAGGTAGTCGGCTACCGGCACTTGGATGAGTTGAAGGACAAGTTAGATCGGTTCGCGTTCCGCGTCACCAAAGACGAGTGCCTTGATCTGCCGGACAAGATTTACCTCCGCCGGGAAGTCGAGCTAACCCCAGAGCAGAAGAAAGCTTACGAGCAGATGAAGCTAATGGCGTTGGCGGTCTTAGATCAGGGGCTGGTCAGCACCAACAATGCTTTGACGCAGTTGATGCGGCTGCACCAAATCGTCTGTGGCTACGTGAAGCTAGACGATGGACAGGAGGTCGCCCTGCCAAACAACCGTATCTCCGAGCTAATGGACTTGTTGAGCGAGTCCAACGGCAAAGTCATCATCTGGGCAAATTACCGTCGCAACATCGAAGAGATCAAGCTGGCGATCCAAAAGGAATACGGCATGACGGCCGTGGCCACCTACTACGGAGATACACCGACAGATGAGCGGCAGGAGATTGTCGATAAGTTCTCTGACCCTAGCAGTGAGTTGCGCTTCTTCGTAGGCAACCCCACGACAGGCGGCTATGGCCTGACACTGGTCTCCTCCCACACGGTGGTGTACTACAGCAACAGCTTTGACTTAGAGAAGCGGCTGCAGTCAGAAGACCGTGCGCACCGTATCGGCCAGACAGAGAAGGTGACGTACATCGATCTGATTGCGACGAAGACGGTGGATGAGCATATCGTCAAGGCGTTAAGAAGCAAAATTGATATTGCCTCCGCAGTGCTGGGGGAAGAACTGAAAGGATGGTTAATCTGATGCAATTGATCCCAATTAGAAAGAAGTTCCGTTACCCAAAGCTGCAGCGTGTTGATAGCCCAGAAGGGCGGCGCTACGTGCTGGATGAGGCAAGCAAAGGGCTGCCTAGTGTCACCACCATCCTGTCAGGGACGAAGGATCAGACGTTTTTAAAGGAGTGGGAAGAGCGGGTAGGCAAGGAAGAGGCAGAGCGTATCCGCAATGATGCCGCTAGCGTTGGCACCCATATGCATAACGTGGTGGAGCGGATGCTGTTGAATCGGCCACTTGACCCGCCGCGCACATGGCTACAGGTCAAAGGTTACCGCATGGGCTACACGCTGATCGAGCATTTCTTCGAAGAGGTGCAGGAGGTATGGGGCGCAGAAGTCCCGTTGTATTACCCGGATCGGTATGCGGGGACGACGGATTGCGTAGCGGTGTACAAGGGTTCGCCTTCTATCCTCGACTTCAAGCAAGCCAATCGGATGAAGAAGCGTGACTGGATTGAGGATTACTTTATCCAGTTAGCCGCGTATGCCATGGCGCACAACAAGGTACATGGCACGGAGATCATGCATGGTGTGATCCTGATGGTGGCGCAGAACGGAGAGGTGCAGGAGTTCGTGACCTGCGGCCGCGAGTTCCTGCAGTATCAGGACCAGTGGATGCAACGCGTAGAAGAATTTGAAAAAAGGGGGTCTACCAACAGCCAAACGGTAGACCCCGAACCACCGTCAACATCCGAGGGAGAAAACGGATGCGCTGGTTGACGGTGTCTCTCACTTTTTGCGGGTGGTTTTCTTTACCGCTTTTTTGATAACCGCGCCGCCTTTTTTCATTCCGGTAGGTTTTGCTCTTCGTGCCGCTGCTGCTGCCGCTGCCTGTGCAACTCTTCCGAGCACTCCTCGTCCTTGAGGACGGGGCGCTGCAACCGGGGCATTTTTCGCAGCCTCGGCTGCCATCTGTGCGACTCTTCCAAGTAGTCCTCGAGAGGGGGTAGCAGGTTGACCTTGCTGCGGATTTGCCGTGGCCATTGCTGTAACAATTTTCCCCAATGGCCCTTTACCCTGAGAAATAACTCCGGGGTTGGCTTCTCGCGGCATTCCAGAAGCCTCTACCGCTTTTTTTACAGCGGGAAGAATTGCTTTCATCATGCCACCGGCAAACTTCTTTACAGGCTTTTTCATCATTTGCTCCTTATGTTCGCTGTCTTTCATCAATGAGCCGTCAGGCATACGATGCATACCTTTGGGGACGCTACCGCCACTTTTGTAAACACCACGGCCTTTCAAAACATCTGCACGAGTAACTTTGCCATCACCCGTTAGATCAGGGAATTTTTTAGCCACAATATTCGCCTTTTCTTAAAACAGTTTAGAAGGGCCTGTTGGTGCGGAGGGAGCCCCCGTTGTAGGCGATTGCTGCATTGGTGATTGCTGGAAAGGAGAGTTTTGAATAAACCCACCTGCCGCACCTAACCCCTGTTGAAAGCCACTTTGTTGCATTGGTGATTGTTGCGTTGGCGACTGTTGCAACTGTGATTGGAAAGGAGAATTTTGAATGAATCCTCCTGCTGCCCCTAACCCCTGTTGAAAGCCGCTTTGTTGCATTGGTGATTGCTGCATGGGGGAGCCTTGCGGTGCCCCCAGTAATCCAAAGGAGGTTAAATCTTGCCTTTGTGGTTGTTGAAAGGGCGAACCCGGCATTTGTTGTAGTTGTTGTAACTGTGCTTGCATAGCAGGGAAAGATGCGTTCGTTAACGCGCCAATTCCACCCATCGTGCCACCACGAGGATCAGGGAAACCGGGGTTCCCCGGAACCATAGGCATCTGAGCTATGCCCTGCCCCTGCGCCTGTAAACCTTGCATCGGCTGACCTTGTTGCATCGTCTGTATTTGTTGTAGTTGTTGTTGAGACGGAGTTGGGGAAGCACCCATTTGGTTATCAAGTGATCTCAAATTTTGCATAAAACCTGAACCTTGTATTTGATTACTCAAGGCTTGAAGTTGACTCAATTCTTGACTGTTAGGTTGTCTTTGCCCGATCTGCGCCTGCATTTGTCTCATTGCTTGCATAGCAGGGGAAGACTCTAGTTGCTGTAGCGCCTGTGACCGCTCCGCCGGAAAAGAAGCACTTACTTGGTTATTGCCCATCGCGCCAAGGCCCATCATTGGATTGCTAAGAGGGGGAGGAGGGGTTCCCGGTCTTCCAAGAGCAGCACCAAGGCCCATAGCGGGAGGAGTTCTCGGTCCTCCAAGAGCAGCACCAAGGCCCATAACGGGGTTGCGAATAGGTGGTGGTGGTGTTATCGGATTACGAATAGGAGGGGCCGCTGCCATTGGTTTTCTAACAGGAGGCGGGGGCGCTGCCGCCGGTTTTCTAACAGGAGGAGCAGTTACTCGGCGTGGGGGTAGTTTCATGATTATTTACTCACTTTTTGCGGGCTGCCCGCATATTGTCGATTAGATTAGGGTAAGGTCTGCCTGCTTTCTTGGCCATGGCCTTAGCAGAAGACTTTGCCTTGCTAGATAACTTCTTTGGCTTACCAAGGCCCTTGGGCCGTGGTGCATCCCACACTGGCTTTTTCATTGCATCTCCTTACGTAATAGGCCCGCCAACAAGCCATGCATCACACGTCCGGCTGCCTGCGCACTTAAAATGAAACAACTCACAGTATCCTAAGTCTGCCGCATTGATTACATCTTTTGAGTAATCCTTATGCGGCTGCTCTTCTGATTCTATTCCCTTGGAAATGCACTCCAGCATTTGTGGGGTTTGGATAAAAGCAGCGCAGTTAGCACACAAGGACTTCTTTGCCTCTACAGGAGTAACGGCCCACATCTTTGCTTTAGCGTTCCAAAAGTCCGTCGAGGGTTCCTTTGGATTTAGTGGACCGTAGCCATAATCTTCAATGGCGTGATTTCTATTCTTTAGATTAACGTGGACATCTAGCGTAGCAACAGGACAAGCTTTCATATAGCCGCCCTTGTAAGCTTTCTTGATTTCCTCGCCAATGATCTTTTTGAACTTTTTCATTTATCGTGCTTTTCTTACTGCTTCGTATTGGGCGTAGCACTGCTTGAGGGCGATGCGGAGGTCGTCGGCTTCTCGAGCGAACCGGACAGCCACTTCTGCGTCCTCTCTAAAAAGCTCTCTTGCGGTACAGCCACCTGATCCAGTGCTGGCGGTATTGGACACGACACCTGTTTCGGTGGGGCGGGCCTGCCGGTCGCGCAGGCTGTTAACAAGAGCGGTATTCCTAGCAGCAAGCTCACGCGTTTCACGATCCTTCTCCTTGCGCAGCTTATCGGCTGCCTCTTGCATCTCTTGC